ATCCTCTTCGTCGGCAGCGTCAGATGTGTATAAGAGACAGGAGCGCTACGCGGACAGGTTCTTCGATTCCGGCGAGGGAATCACCGACCGCCAGGACGTCATCGACCGTCACGCGGCGGACGTTCGGAAGGAATCCCGCCCGCGAGGCTTCGCGGCGCTGTGGGACGACAGAATCAACTAAAGGAGGATGCACATGCCTACCAAGACAAGCACCGTGCCGGCGAAAACGAAGATCGACCCGGTGGCGGTGACCACCGCGCTGATGGAGGAAACCCCGGAACTGGCACAACCGCTTCTTGCACGCGGAGCGATCGAGAAGGCCGGGGACGGGACCATCAGCATTTCGGGAACCACCGAGACCATTCACAAGATCGGGGACTACATCCTCAACTACACGCCTGCCGCGAACGCGTACCTGGACGCGCTCGTCAACCGTGTCGGGTTCGTCGTCATCTCGTCCAAGATGTACACCAATCCGTGGTCGGCGTTCAAGAAGGGACGCCTCGAGTTAGGCGAGACGGTGGAAGAGATCTTCGTGAACCTGGCGCGTCCGTACCAGTTCAGCCCTTCCAAGGCCGAACAGGACGTGTTCAAGCGCACCATCCCGGACGTGCGCGCGGCGTTCCACACGATGAACTTCCAGAAGTACTACCCCATCACCATCACCGACGACCAGCTTCGTCAGGCGTTCCTTTCCTGGCAGGGAATCGCCGACCTCATCGCCGCCATCGTGGACAGCGTGTACACGTCGGCCCAGACGGACGAGTACCTGGTCATGAAGTACATGCTGGCGCGTGCCATTCTCAACGGGTACGTCCAGTCGGTGCCCATTCCCAGCGCCACCAAGGAGAACGCCGTTGACGTGGCCACGGTTTTCCGCCAGACGGCGCGGCTCTTGGAGTTCCAGAGCAACAAGTACACCATGTCCGGCGTGACCACGCACACGAACATCGAAGACCAGTACATCATCGTCACCGCATCGTTCGAGGCCGTTATGGACCTGAACGTCCTGGCAAGGGCGTACAATCTGGATTACGCGCAGTTCATCGGGCGCGTGGTTGCCGTGGATTCCTTCGTGGACATGGATTGGCAGCGCTTGCAAGACCTGTTCACCGACGAGAACGGCGTCACCGACCCGTCGTTTGCCCCCTGGACGGAAGACGAGGTGACGGTTCTTCAAGGCGTCCCGGCCATCACCACATCCCGCGACTTCTGGCAGGTTTGGGACAACTTCGAGAAGATGACGGAGAACTACAACGGCAAGGGCCTGTACTGGAACTACAACTACCATGTGTGGAAGACGTTCTCCATCAGCCCGTTCAGCCAGGCCGTCGCGTTTTCCGACGTGGCTTCGTCCATCACCGCCGTCGCCGTCTCGCCGACGGCTGCGACCCTTCCCAGAGGGGCAGACCTGGCCATCGAGGCGACCGTGACGGGAACCGGCGTGATCAACAAGGGCGTTCAATGGACGCTTGCAGGAAACGCCTCTTCCGGCTCCTACGTCTCAGACGCCGGCAAGGTTCACGTCGCCAAGGACGAGACGGCCACGACGCTTACCGCGACTGCAACGAGCATTGCGGACGCCACGAAGTCGGCTTCCGCCACCATCACCGTGTCCAAATAGTCTGAGAGCGAGGGACTGTTCCAAGTCCCTCGCATTCGGGAGGCCTTCATGCCGTTTCAACCGTCAACCAATATCTATATAGGAGCCGTTCCCTTCGACCCGTCGTACAGGCATGTGAGGTACTTCTCCGACAGGGATGCCCAACGGCGGTATTTCGCATCTCTATGCCCGAACTCCCTTCGCAGGGGGGACTATACGTATCAGAGAGTGAACAATTCCGTAGTGGTGCCGTTCAATGCGGAAAAGCTGTACGGGTACAATTACTGTATGTTCCAGAACGAGAACTACGGCGACAGGTGGTTCTATTCTTTCATAGTGGACGTCGAATACGTCAACCCGGAGGCGACGCGGCTTTATCTGTCGCTTGACGTCATGCAAACGTGGTTTCCCGACTGCAAGGTCAACGCATGCCTTGTCGAACGGGAGCATGTGAACGACGATTCCATAGGCGCCAACTTGCGTGACGAGGGGATAAACCCCGGAATGTTGAAGCAGCAGGATATCGACGTGATCGGCGAAGGCTCGTGGATGACGATGGTGGGCAGCGTTGCCGAACCAACGTCGTCTGGGTACGTCAACACCAACGGCGACGAATACGGGCTGGTGTACTCGGGCACGTCGAGAACCGTTTTTGCCGACATGTCGGGGCGCGACGCTTTGAAGGATTTCCAAGATTTCATGCTGGCGTTGTCGAACAACGGGCAGCAGGATGCCGTTGCAGAGGCATGGATGGTTCCGTTCTGGATGGCGACATGGGGAGGGGTTTCGAGGCTTTACAAGAAAGATGGAGGATTCGGGTTCTGGCTGAGGAACAAGGTGGATTCGACGGCGGCGACGAGGACGCATTCCATTTCGGTGGATTTCTCGGATTGCGACGGCTACGTCCCCAAGAACAACAAGCTTTTCACATACCCGTTCTCCAAAATGGTGGTTTCGACGGCCATAGCCCAACAAGAGTATGCCTTGGAGTTCTTCGGTTCGGTAGAAGGTCTGGGAAAAGGTTCGTCAACGAACGTGACGTTCGAGGAAGTTTCCGCATGGGAACCGTCTTCGAAGCCGTTCATCTACCCTCTGAACTACAACGGAATGAATGAAGACGGGCAGGAGTTTTCAGTGAGTTTGCCGCCATGGCCGACCGTCACATGGGTTTACCAGACTTTCGCCAACATGTATACAGGCGGTTATGGGTTGCATGTCGCAACCAATATCGCGAACGCGGAAGAATCGTACGCGACGGGCAATTCCAATGCTGTGTGGTCTATGCTGTCCGCAGTTGGTTCCGGGGCCGTGTCGGGCGCAATGGCTGGCAGCGCGATTCCCGGGGTAGGAACTGCTGCGGGGGCGGTTGCAGGGTTAGCCATGTCGGCAGCAAGTGCCGGAACGGGTTTCATGAACACCTTGGCAAGCAACAATCTCGCTCTGGAAAACCAGTACAGGAGCGCGTATGCGGACTTGAAGAAAGCGTCGCTTTCTCCAAACACCGTGCGCGGCTCGATTTCGTCGTCTACGCAGGCATTGAACTCCGGCATGTACCAGACATGGTTCAGGGTCTACCGCCCAAGGGCCGAAATAGCAAAGGCCATAGACGATTTCTTTTCCATATATGGGTACCGCGTGGGAGAAGTCAAGATTCCGAACATTGTAGGGAGAAGGTCATGGAACTACGTCAAGACAAACGGGTCGAACGTGGTAGGAAACGTCCCATCGTCGGTTTTGGCGGAGGTGAACGTTCTTTTGGACAGGGGAATCACCTTCTGGCACGTGAACGACGTGGGCAACTACGCGCTTGACAATTCGATAGTCTGATGGAGGACATGCAATGCTTACCCCTGGAATGTACGAGGGATTCAGGCTTCCCGACGGCAGGGTGCCGAAGAAAGTCGCTGGAAACGCCGTCCAGCATGAGAACGACTGGCTCAACGACGAGACGTACCTGTCCTACATGTGGCGTCTTTACGACCTGGCCGTTTCCGTCTTCGAATGGAAGAACCTCCCGAAGGGCGTAAACGAGAGGATGGTGGAGAGGTGGCTTTTGGCGAACGGCATGTGCCTGTTCGTGTACGACGAGGCCATCAAGGAAGACCCCGAACAGCGCTCGCCAGAGGGCTATGCCATGCTGCGAATGGTGATGGCAGGCCCCTTCGACATCTACAACATTCCCAAGGAGCGTTGGGCTTACACGGCAGACCCCAGCCATGCCACGATGAGGTTCGACATAACCAATTCGGTGATCTGCTTCAACGACAACATAGGCACGCCGACCTTCCTTCAACTCGACCTGTATGCCAAGATGCTTTGGCAGTGCGAGCGCAGCGTGTACACCAACATAGCCCAGCAGAAGACGCCTCGCATCGTGAAGTGCACCGAGAAGCAGCGCCTCTCCTTGCAGAACCTTTTCGCGCAGGTGGACGGGTTCATGCCGGTGTGCTGGGCAGACAAGGACTTGGACTTGACCGGGGTGGAGGTGCTGAACACCGTTTCGCCCTACGTGGCCGACAAGATACAGGTTGTCAAGCACCAGATCTGGAACGAGGCGCTCACGTACCTGGGCATCGAGAACACGAACACGGACAAGAAGGAACGCATGGTGTCCCCCGAGGTCATGGGCAACATGGGCGACGTGGAAGCCCAGAGGTTCACTCGCCTGAACAGCAGGAAACAGTTCTGCAAGGAAGTGAACGAGATGTTCGGGCTGGACATCGACGTTGACTTCCGAAGCGGCATGTACATCAGGACGGACAAGGAGGGTACGGTTCCCGTCGCAGGAATGGAGAGCGGGGCCGTTGACAAGGGAGGAAACACAGGGTATGGTGGAGGAAATCTCTGGCAGGCTCTCAAGGCGGCATTGAAGGGTGGAAGATGAGCAGGTACACGACACAGCTTAGATGGGTGGTGGAACAGGCCCTTGACGACATCGGCGCTCCGCACGAGGAATCCATGTGGGAGCGCGTGTATTCGGAAGTGGGGCTTGCCGACTATCCTATATTCGAAGAAGCCCATAGAAAGGTTCTGAACGACAAGATCATACGGCACTACTACACGCGCGAGATAGGTGCCGAGACGGTTGCGAGATGGCGCATGTTCGTGAGAGACGCCATGCATCTGATAATGCCGTATTACAATCAGCTTTACGAATCCGAATTGCTTGCGCTTGGAATAGAGCCTTTGGGCGACCGCAACCTGTCCCACGTCGAACATGCGTGGGGGACGGCCGAGAACATGGGCTCGGGAACCACGGAATCGTCCACCGACACGCAGAACGTCTACCAGGACACGCCATCAAGCCAGATGATACCGGAGCAGGTGAAGAGCCTGGAATACGCCACGAACGCGACGTTCGACACGGAAACGGCCAGCGGCAAGGCGTCCAACGAAAGCACGGGAAGCTACGACAACATGGTTCAGAGGGACGAGACGGGATATTCCCGCCCACAGTCCGAACTTCTGAAGCTGTACCGCGAGACGTTCCTCAACATCGACAACGACGTGGTGCATGACCGTGAACTGGCCCAATGCTTCATGACAATATGGTGAAAGGAGGGAACATGGCGACGGACGTAAGGATACCGCCTTTGAGGTTCTTCACGCAAAGGGTGCTTCCTGCGGTGTACACCGACGAACTGTCTTACTACGAAGTCCTGGCGAAGGTCGTTGACAAGCTGAACGAACTCATAGACGTGGTTGGCGACAGCGCCACCATCGAGCAGATTCAGCAGGTCATAAAGGACATAGAGAAGGAACTGTCGGCGTTGTACGTGTACGTTGACAAGGAAGTGCAGGGAGCCAAGGACTATTCGGACGGTCAGAACGATATCCTGGAAAAGTACCTCGAATCCCTGATACTGGATGCGACCGTGGGAAAGGTGTTGGTGCAGTCCCAGACAGGTGGGGGCATATGCCCGCTGCAGGAAGAACTGGACAGGCAATACGACTTCTTGAGGTATTATGCCTACAATGCCGGCAAGACGGATTCGTTCGAGAAGACCGCGCAGGAAATCGACGGATACGATGCCACGGCATACAAGTTCGACCTTTACAACGCGACGCTGCTTGACGGCAACACGGATTTGCCCGTGCAGGACGGAAACTAGGAGGAAAGATGAGCGCTACCGAACAAACGCCTTTTTTGAAGCTGCCGCAATTCGCTGCGACGGACAAGCCAACATGGCTTGGGGACTTCAACGGCGCAATGTCCAAGATCGACACGGGCGTTGCGTCCAACAACAACAAAATAACGGAACAGACGGGACAGATCGCTGCCGTCCAGAAAATGGCGGAGAATGCAATTGCTACGGCCAACACGGCGAGTTCCGTAGCTGAAAGCGCCACGCAAGATGCAGCAGCCGCGTCATCCGCAGCATCGAACGCCCAGACAGACGCAAATCAGGCGCTTTCAAAGGCAAATTCGTTGGAAAGCCGGTTCGAACTGGTGAAGTTCGGGCAGGTAACACAGACGCTGATGACGCCATCCAGTGGGATGACTATTGGGAATTCACTGATCAGTTACGCCCTTAATCAGGACGGGACATACGGCAAGGTATACGGGCGCATACAGGTGACCACGCAGACCGGCGCAAGCGGGCAGCGCGTGACGTTGAAAGCGGGCAGCATACCGTTCAAGAAACCGTCTTCGACCGTGAAGGTGACGTTCGTGGGCATCACGTCATGCTCGCGTGTTGGGCAGAACGACATAGAACGCATAAACGTTGCCGACATGTGGCTGGAACCCGATGGATCGTGTAGCTTCTCTTCCATGTCCACGCCGTGGACTGATGAAGAAGTCAAAATAGACATACTTGCCATTCCTATCTATTTCAAGGACTTCGGAGACGTGGGGGTGGGGGAACTGACTTCATTGATGAACGCGCCGGAAGCGAAGTTTCTCGAGGCTGTTAGAAGCGTGTAATGGCCATGGCGGAAGTTCCAGACAGAGGAAACCCCAATTTCTTCACGCTTTTCAACGGAAGCCACGTGGCGGAACTGGTCGGTTCCGCCTCCACCTCGAACGTCTTCATGCTCACTTCGATGAACGCCGTGCAGTTCCTCGGGGACTGCACGGCGGGAGCGGACGGCAGGATGTGGGTTCTTCCAGAGGAATGCAGGCCGAAGAACCCCGTCCGCTTCATGTGCCCGATCGAGCCGACGGGCGACGTGCCTGGTGCGTCCTACGAGGTCGTGGTGGACGTGACGGCGGAAAGCAAGGCGGTGGAGGTCGTCACGGGAATCGCAACGGAAACGTCCAAGGCGTTGACGGAGGCCACGCTGGCCACGGAAACGTCCAAGGCGTTGACGCAGGCCACGCTGTCCACGGAAACGGCGAATGCGGTCGATGGCGTTGAGATGGCAACCAATCAGGTGAGGAACCTCGTTTCCAGCCCGTCCCCCATGACGGGAGCCGGGCTGACGGCCGGACAGTACGACGACCTGGTTGGAGCGTCCGCCCTTTCGTCGGCGACGATGACGCAGACGAAAGTGGAAGTGCTTTCAGGCGCCGGCCTGCAGACGGCGGAAGGGGAAGTGCTTTCAGGCGCCGGCCTGCAGACGGCGGAAGGCGACTTCCTGGTTTCTGCGACGGCGGTGTCCGGAAGCATCGATGTGACGGGCATGCCGAACGCGAAGAAGGCGACCATAAAGGTTCCCGACACGCCGGGTTCGACGTTCGCCGTCGTGACGGTGATGCCTGACGGGACGATATCCGGAGAACCTGGGGTGCTGCACTACACGAACGGGCACATGTTCAACATATCCGACAACTGGTATTTGGAGGGATAGAATGGAATTGGTGGATGGAACTCAACTGTGGGCCATGGGGTTGTCGTGCGTCTTCATGTTGCTGGACATCGTGTCGGGCTTCGTGGGCGCGTTGAAGAACCGGTGCGTCAACTCTTCCAAGATGAGGGATGGCATATTCGACAAGGCCGCGCTCTTGATCGTGGTTTTCGTGGCATGGCTGGTAGAGTTCACGGTCAGGCATGTGCCGGGTCTTGGCTTCGACATGCCGCTTCTGATTCCCGTCTGCGTCATCGTCATACTGATGGAGGTCGCAAGCGTCATGGAGAACGTGGCGAAGATAAGCCCGGCGCTTGCTGGCAGCAGGCTTTTGAAGTTCTTCGATTCGGAAAAGGAGGATTGAGGCATGGAAAGACCGAACGACCTGCCAAACCCGGAAAACTCGGTTTCTTTCGAAGACGTTGCGGAAGTGGAGGTGATCGACCATGGGGACGCCGAATGACGTGCTGCGCATCGCTGCCGGAGAGATAGGGTACTATGCTCCGGACGACCCGCAGCCGGGAAGCAAGTACGGACGATGGATGGCCGACGTGACGGGCGAGTCCTGGCTTGCAGGTCCGTCCACCGAGGTGTGGTGGTGCATGATCTTCGTGTCCTGGGTGTTCGCGCAGGCCGGTGTGGATTTCCCGGGCGCGCCCTCGTACAACACGGATTCGACCCTGGCAGCCGCGCGCAAGGTCGGGCGCGTGACCGACGCGGGGCACGCTGGCCCGGGCGACATCGTGGTGTTCGACTGGAACTTTTCCAGCGCGGCAACAGACCACGTGGGAATCGTGGAGAAGAACTATGGCACGTACCTGCAGACCATCGAGGGCAACACTTCGGGTTCCGCAGCAGGCAAGCAGTCCAACGGCAACGGCGTGTGGAGGCGCACGCGCGACTACTCGGTGGTGGCGGGCGTGGTGTCCCCGTACTGGGACGGCCCGTCCTCTGCCGCCCCCGTGCACGCGTCCCTCGACGTGGACGGATGGTGGGGGCCTGCCACGGTGCGGGCCTTGCAGGCTGCTCTCGGCACCGAGCAGGACGGCGTGGTGTCCAACCAGGACAGCCGCGACATGTCGGCAATCGGCGGAGTGCCCTCCACCGCCTGGCAGGTGGGCCGGGGCGGCTCCGACGTGATCGCCGCGCTCCAGTCCAAGGTGGGCGTGGAGGCAGACCGCTACTTCGGGCCGAACACGTGCCGCGCCTTGCAGCGTTACCTCGGCACCGAGCAGGACGGCGTGCTGTCCCGCCCGTCAGAGTGCGTGAGGGAAATGCAAAGAAGGTTGAACTCGAACACGTTTTGATGTATAATGTCATTGCGCCGTTAGGTAAGCTGGTTTCTCGATTCTGTGGGGCACGTCCTGAAAAGATGCACAGGTCGAACGGAGAAAGGCCCGCTCTGTACCTTCCCTATCGGTAGCAACCCCTGTTTCGAGCGCCCCGCTTGCATGTCATGATGGGGCGCTCGCTTCATAAGGAGACGAAAGTGCAGAAGTACATCGACTTCGACCGGACGAGAAGCCATAACTGCCTTTTCAACTTCATTAACGGGATACGTGGGTGCGGCAAGACGTACGGAAAGCTGAAAGACGACATCGACCGCTACATGAAGGGCAAGGGGCGGTTCATCTACCTGCGTAGAAGCGAGGAAGAACTGAAGACGTTGACCACGCAGAAGTCCGGCCGCCTTTTCAACCACGTGCAGACCGAGTACGAAGGGCATGCTCTATGGTGCGAGGCCAACTTGCTGCACATCGACAAGGAGGTTTGCGGTTATGCGGCAGCCCTCTCAACGGCCCGCAAACTGAAATCGGATGCGCTGGACTACGTGACGGACATCATCTTTGACGAGTACGTCATAGACGACACGACTTCGCAGCAAAGGTACCTGCCAGACGAGGTGACGGCGTTCTTCGAGTTCTACGAAACCGTGGCAAGGCCTGGTTCGAGGGACTACGACGTGACGGTGTGGTTTTTAGGAAATGCCATATCCTCGTCCAATCCTTACTTCGACTTCCTAAACCTTGACTTGCCCTATGGAAGCGACATAATCAAGAAGGGCGAGTTTCTGGTTCAGATGTGCGCACCCCCAGACCTGATAGAGGCAAAGAAGAAAACGAGGTTCTATCAGGCTATCGCAGGAACCGAATACGCAGCTTACGCAGTTGAGAACAGGTTCCTGAGAGACAATCGAACGTTCATAGAGAAGAAAACAAAGGACGCTGAATACCAGTTCACGTTGATCTACTACGATAACCTAATAGGTGTGTGGAGAGACTACCGTAACTGCAAGTTCTACATAAGCGAAAGCGTTGACAAACAGTGCAGAACGGTGTATGCTGTAACCACGGAAACGCAGGAACCTAACACGTTCCTTCTACGTGGATTCAAGAACAACTACCATTTGAAGGAACTTAAAAGGGCTTACGATTCTGGATGTCTGTTCTATGAAAGCCAGAAACTTTATAAATGGTTCAGGGACATCGTGAGAATGGGGTTGAGATAATGGCAGAACCTGTGATCATAACAGCAATCAGAAGATCAGGGGTGGAAAACGCCTATATAGGTACGATAGGTGATGACGGATACGTGTATTTCAACGATTCCATGTTCTATAGGTTCAAGCCCACAGGAACATGGGAAGAGAACGTTTATGTGTTGAACCGGTCGCGGTATTCGTGGGCTAAATGCACGATGTTCGAAAAGATATCAGCCGTGAATCTTAACGCTGGCGCAGGAAGCGTTGCACCGGGTGGAATCGGTGTCGAGGGGGCAATCAAGTGGGCTATTGCTGTTGCAGAGGATGCATCTCATGGATATGATTGGGACTACCGTTGGGGACCTGACTACGACTGTTCTTCGCTTGTGTATGAAGCTTTCCGCGTTGGTGGTGGTTTCGACCTTCCTGTGCACACAGGAAACACGCATTCGATGATTAGAGACTTTACAGC